TCATCCTGTTTTACCTGCGGAATTATCAAGTAACTCCAGCCTAGTTCTCAGTGATGCATTTTCCGAGACCAACTTCCTATTTTCACACTCCAACTCTTTATTTCTATCACGCAAAAAAAAGATTAAACTATCATTATTATGCGTATTAGACATATAATCCGTGATTTCAGGAAGTTCTTCCACATACATAGTACCTTTACCGGTCATCAGCCAGTCTGCACTGAGACGTGGATAAGCACATAGAATACGTTCTATACTATCAGAATTCATTGATGACCTATTCTTCAAAGCTTTATTCACAAGTCCATTTGATAATTTAGCGCTAACAGTCAAGCTATTAGCGTTCAATTTCTCCATTTTCATAAAAGCTTCAAGACGATCTATGAATGCTTCTTTAGATATTGACATATTCTCCATATCATACCATTTTAGAACATTTCTCTACCAAAAGAGAAAATTTCTTCATTTTTTCATTGCTTATATAGAAATGTTCTATATATTTGCAACGTAGTTTCAAAATCAATGCAACAAATGTACAACAAAACTAGAACATGTGCAATAGCGAAAAAACGCTATTCCTTTAAAAAAGGATATCTGCAAGTCTCATTAGAGGAAAAAGATAAGCTCAAAAATGACTTGAAAGTAGTACTGAATAACCCTTCAAGATCATACTTCTCAAAGAAGCTAAATTCAGGGATTATAGATATTTCTGTTACCCTATTTACAGCAATTACGAATGTATTCCAAAAATACGGCATAACAGACTGCTGGACAATTGAAGATATATAACTATGAATCGAAACATCACACTAGCAAAACGAGAAAATGAAATAGCTGAATGCGTTGCCTGGGGAGGATCTTATAAAGAAACAGCCTCATTGCTTCAGATCAGTGTTCGGACTGTCGATAACACACTCCGCAGAATCAAAGAGAAATTGGGATTGAACAAGATCAATGAGATTTCAGCCTGGTGGTTCTGTACGCATCATGATATCAGCTTTGACCTATCTCCTTTCGCAAGGAAGATTGTCGCATCAACACTACTCATCGTATTTCTAGGAGGTGAAATTGCAATATTTACTGACTCAACATGTACAGTCCGTCGCCCTCGCAGGGATCGTACAGAATACCGTACTAGAAGACAGGAAACTTCTATTAATCAACCATATATCATTTAACTAAATACGCATAAGGAATGCGGCCGGTGCAAGTCCGGGATTTTATTTATACATTATATTCTACTCAAGAGAATAGAAGTTTAATCATTCCAATTATTAATCATTAAAACACCGTGTTAAGGAGACACGTAGGGTATCCAGTCCCTGGTTAAGGTTTGTTACACAAAGATTGCCGGGTGAAATTCCCGGCATACGGGTAGTGGTGTAAGGTAACACAACGGAGTTGCTCAGCATTTCTCCGGTGATACGGGAATCGATCCCCGAATACCCACGATTTCTAGTATTAATTTTAAGAATAAACATTATGGAAAATTTAGAAGAAGAAACAAAGAGAATTGCTTCAACAATGGTTCAAATTTCAGAGATTATCACAACAAGCGGAATGAGCGGAATTTGTATTTTACATAAGGGTAAAGGAAATGTTGTGGCTTCTCCATTACTAATACAAGGAACTACTTTTGATATCATACCGGCAGTTGTATCAGCCATGAAAAACAACCCAATAGCTCGCGAAATATTACTTACAGCCTGCGAGTGTTACAAATGCCAAGAAAACGAACAAGCAGTGCCAAGAGATATGCCGGCTTATTTGAAGGGAATTATAGAAGATTTGTTTAGGAAAGGATAGAGCAAGCTATGAAAGTTGTACACTCTCCCAGCCCATCCATCAATCCGAAGAAAAGAGAGAAAATTAATCTTTTCGAGAATGATGATCCGGAAGAAGTTGCAGCTCTATGTCAGCAATCTGCTCAGCAGGAATCAAACAAAATATTGTTAAGAATAGACGCCCGGACGCAAGTTCTCGTAGATCCTAAAGATGCGACTCTGGAACATGCGGAAAAACTACGGCAGCGGTATAAATTAGATTATCACCGCAAAGCCGTAGGAGGGCGTAAAAAAGGATAATACTATGTACGTAGACAATGACCATCGTGGTTACCTCACGATTAACGATATTCATCCTGAAGACGCAAAGCGCCTTCAGAAAATTATTCAGCAAGCGGACAAGCAACTTTTATCCCATCCTATTGAAGTCCTTGAGAAACAGCTTCACTCGCAACTCATAGAACTTGTTTCTCCTATACAAAATAATAAACCATAACTATGAATTTTACTGATGATGACATAAAGCGCATCAAAGATGCCTCTGCTAACCATTTGGTAGACGTAGTACAAGACTTTCAGAATCTTCGCAAGTCCGGTACTAGTTACGTTTGTGACTGTCCCGTCTGCAAGGCTTCGAAGAAGTTTAGTATCAATCCTGCTAAAGATATTTATAGCTGTTTTTCCTGCCATCAAATAGCTGGAGTAGGTGCGCTTGACTATTTAATGAGAGTCGAGAAGAAAGAATATCCGGACGCTCTCGAATACCTGGCACATAAATTTAATGTCATCCTTGATCAACGTCCGGAACAGAAAAAAAAGCCGGGCACAAAAATGAAGCAAGGGAGCAAAAAAGCCAAAGGCAATGATGTCAACAGTTTTTGTGCTAGAATGCTCTCAGCTTCCGGATTAACATTCGAAGATGTCACAGCAAGGATTTACAAAACCGATGAAACTAAGTCTATTTTTGAAATACGTACATTCCGTCCTGGAACAATTAACGATTCAGGAGCTATCGATTCCAAAGGAGATGATGTTATCATCGAATATTATGATTTGGAGGGCATGCCTGTTACCTATATCCGAAAAGATCATCGGAAAAGAGACACTGGCGAACGAAAAGAATATTTTCGTGTCAGATGGCAATTCCCGGATGCTCACCTTGACAAGGAAGGGAAGCCTTTTAAATACAAATCCCCTCCAGGCTCAGGCACTCCGATCTATATTCCGGAAAGAATTCGGAGTATGTATAAGGAAAAGAAAGAAATACCAAGACTCTATATTCAAGAAGGGGAAAAAAAAGCAGAAAAAGCATGCAAACACGGTATTCCTTCTATCGCAGTAAGTGGCATTCAGAACTTAGGAAGCAAAGAGAACAACTCTCTCCCGGAAGATATCGTCAAGATCATCACGACTTGCAATGTCAAAGAAGTAGCATTTATCTTTGATTCAGACTGGGATGATATCAGTACCAACATTCGGCTGAATGACCGCGTGGAAAAACGTCCATATTGTTTTTTCTACGCAGCCAAAAATTTCAAAGAATATATGCGTACCCTCAAAAATCGTAATATATATGTAGAAATCTATGTTGGTCATATACAAAAAAACAGTGCTGGCGACAAAGGATTAGATGATTTGCTAGCAAACACTTTAAAAGATCATGAAGATGAACTAGCTCAAGACATCGAATTTGCCTGTAATGATAAAAAAGGTTTTGGGAAGTACGTCGAAATGTTTAAAGTAACAACTTGGACTGATCACAAACTACAGGAGTTATGGTGTCTACATTCATATGAAGCTTTTGCCGAACGCCATAAAGATATCCTCAAAAATCTTCCGGAATTTGTCTTCGGGAGATATCGTTGGAAGTTTGATGAAACAGGGAAAGTTATTTTAGCACAACCTTTTGATGATGACGAGAAATTTTGGGAAGAGGTAGAAAAAGAAGGTCGCTCTGGAGTGAGAATTGAATATCAGTTTTGCTATGTCAATTCCCACAACTTTTTACAAAACCGAGGATTTGGACGTTTACGCCGTTTAGACAAAACTTATCAATTTATTCATTTAGATCCGCCCGTTGTTAAGCCAATCGATGCTTCAGATGCCCGTGATTATTTATTTCAATTCGCTAAACAATATTGTAAAAAGGAGGTACACGAAATGCTAATTAAAGGAGTATCCCAATATGTGGGACCAGACAAACTATCACTGTTGAATTTCATTGAACCGAACTTCATCAAACCAAATCGAGAAAGCCAATATTTCTATTTTAATACAAAATGTTGGTATGTAACCAAAGACAATGTACAGGAAATAGGCTACGAAGTCATTGATCATCACATTTGGGAAGAGCAGCAAAAAATAATTCCTGCTAAATATTTAGGTTCCCCACTCATCCACTTTAAGATTGATCAAGATAATCAATATTCCTATACCCTCTCTGAAGAGGGTAAAAAATCACATTATCTCCAATTTCTGATCAACACAAGTAATTTCACTTGGCGTAAATCAAAGGAAGATTTTTCACCTGAAGAAGAAAATGAGAATCATATTCATTTGCTCAGTAAATTATGCGCGATTGGATATATGGCAATGGAAGCAAAAGATAGCAATGTGGCTAAAGCAATCATTGGTATGGACGGGAAACAATCTGAAGTCGGAGACTCTAACGGAAGATCCGGTAAATCCTTAATCGGAGAGTTATTACGCTGTGTTGTTCCCACTGCTTATATACCTGGCAAAAGAAGCGATATCTTCAATGATCAGTTTATTTGGAATGATGTACTTGAAAACACAAAGTTTGTATTTATTGATGATGTTCTTCAGAATTTCAACTTTGAATTCTTGTTTCCTAATATAACAGGTGACTGGAGCGTCAACTACAAAGGCGGGAGGCGAATCACACTCCCATTCGAGCGTTCACCCAAAATATATATAGCAACTAATCACGCTATTCGAGGAAGAGGATCAAGTTTCACAGATAGGCAGTGGCTACTTGCCTTCTCTGACTACTATAATGACTCACATAAGCCTGTAGATGACTTTGGGATACGTTTTTTTTCAGAATGGGATTTTGATCAATGGAATCTTACATGGAATCTTCTAGCTAACTGCATACAACTTTATCTCCAGTATGGAGTGGTTCAAGCTCCCGGCGAACGTTTGGAACAACGCATACTCAGACAAGAAATCGGTGAAACTCTTATTTCATGGGCAGATGAATATTTTTCTTCCGAGGAACATTTAAATCACCGCCTTGTCAAAAAAGACTTATATGACGCCTTTTGCATCTATGATCCTATGCAGCGGAAATACATATCTCCTACCGCATTCAAAAAGAAATTTATTATGTATTGTGACTGGAAAGGATACCTCTTTAATCCACACAAATATGATAGTAAAACTGGGAAACCTTTTAAGACAGATAAAGATGGATGTCCAGTTCTTGACGACAAAGCTGGAGGAGTGGAATATTTCACAGTTGGGACTGGAACCTGCACAGGTGACAGTTATTCTGTTGATACCAACTTTGAGGATGAACAGAAACAAATAGACTTTTAAAAGATAGCGATGAATATGGGAAAAATATTACTAAATGAGGTATTATCTCATGCTGATAAGTTAAAAGAGGAAATCAAGAAACGTTTAAAATGTGAGATTGTCAATTTTGAGATTGTAGAATATGAGTCCGGAAAAATAGGTGTGCATTGGTATGCTACATACAAAAGCGACGCATCATACGTGGATATTCCATATAAATGGATAGTGGCAGGTATTCATTGGGATGAAGGACTCATTAGTATGTATGCAGACCCAACTGACTTTTTAGTATTTAACAAATAAAAATGAGCCTTGGGCGGGCTTTGTAAAACCCATATATACAATGAAATCATTAGATGAAAAAGCAGCTGAATATTCAGCAAGATTATCCAATCAAACAGGTAACTATACTAAAGGAGAGATTGAAACTGCTTATGTTATAGGTGCTACAGAAAACGCAGAATTGATAAGTGGAGAGTCTGGAACATTCGGGCAAGCGATTGCAACTATGCAAAGAGGAAATCTTGTTACCCGTAAAGGATGGAACGGAAAAGGTGTATTTATTTTCATGCGACCGGCCGATGAATTACATATTTCTTTCGTTGCTCAAGAAATAAAGTCGCTTCCTCAGAGAGTGAAGGATTATTATTATCAGGATTGTGTCGATGAAAGTGGTAATCCAATTGATTTAAAGAAAGATGATGTTGTTAAGTTCACAGCATATATCTGCATGAAAGCTGCCGATGGCACTATCATAAACGGATGGTTAGCATCTCAAAGTGATATGTTGGCAAATGACTGGATGATATTTGAGTTTTAACACACTGCCATATGGTGGTTGAACGTCCGCCGTATGGCTCAATACAAGATAGATATGAGCAAAGGTGTAATTTTTAAATATGTGGATAAAAATGGGGTAACGGTGAATGCTGTTGCTCTCAATGACGAACAGCATTCTCAATTTTCTGATTACGGAAAAGTGTTCCTTCGGATATTGGATGATGATTATAATTTCAAAAAGACAGAGGAAGGCAAAGGCATTATAGCTGTTAAGAATGGCGATGAATTGATACAGATAGGATTTTGGGATTAACTAATAACCGTATGAATATGAGCAAAATTAAAGCTGACGTAAAATTGAGAAACTCTTGCATGAATGCAGAGTGTTTTCATCCGAAGCTTCAAGTTATCGATTTAGACACAGCTCTTGAATGTATTTACCAAGCAACAGAAGAAGGTAGAAAAGCAGGAGCGGATAATCTTATTGAGCAGGCATCCGCCAACGGGCAAAAAAAACATCAACAAGGCATGGACTTTATGAAGTCAAAAGCTATTGCTGCATTCAAAGAGAACTGCCCGTGCTGGTCAAGGTTCCAACAAGATAGGAAATGTGATGAATGCACTTGGCTAAAGGAATTTTGTAATAAACTTGACGAATAACAAAGTAATAATGAGCAAAATAATAGCGTGGTTTAGCTGTGGTATAACATCGGCTGTTGCTTGCAAAATAGCTTTGCAAACATATCAAGATGTCGAGTTATATTATACTGATACAGGCTCACAGGATGAAGATAGCATCCGTTTTCTCCATGATTGTGAGCAATGGTATGGAAAGCCTATTAATATACGTCGCAGCGATGAATATACTAATCATTTTGATGTGATAGAGAAGAAAGGCATCATCAATACCTATAATCATTATCCGTGCACCTATGAGCTCAAAAAGCAGGTGCGGTATAAGATTGAAGATGAATTGAAGGAATGGGACGGGCAAGTATGGGGTTTTGATATTACGGAAAAACACCGTGCCAAACGTATGATAGAGCAATATCCTAATATGAAACCATTATTCCCGCTTATTGAGAATCAGCTATCAAAGGCTAATTGCGCTTGCTTGTTGGATAAAGAGGGCATAGAACTACCGCATATGTACAAGTTAGGCTATCATAATAATAATTGCATCGCCTGTATTCGTGGCGGTATGGGGTATTGGAATAAGATTCGTATTGATTTCCCGGAAGATTTTGAACGTATGAAGAAATTGGAACGTGTTATCGGACATTCATGTTTGAAGGAAAAAATAGGCGATGAAACAAAGCCTTTATTTCTTGATGAACTTTCCCCTAATCGTGGAGATTTCCCTACTGAGATAATGCCCGAATGTGGGTTGTTTTGTGAATTAGAATTTATGAATTAGAGTAAAACAGAATAGAAATGAAAATTATGGAAACAAAAAACTTTTTCACAACAGAATTTTATGAGAAACCCGAACTGACATTAGAAGTATTAAATCGGTTAGTTGAGGGAAAACACGTTGCAGATCAGGATATGTACGAAGGCGGGGAGTTCCTGTATATGGAAGTTTACGAGAATGAAGATACAAAGAAGATTCTCTCTCTCGTCATATCGGATTTGGAAGCATATAAGGCTTACAATAATGAATGCTTTGTATCTGACGAAACGACTCAAATAGGTCTATGCGCCTTGCAGGATGAACACGATCATTTCTTCCGTGATTTCAAAGGAAACAAAGAAATTAGATGGAATAATGATGTTAAAGCGTTCGTCTTTGCCGAAAATATGCCATCAAAATTTGATTAAAAACAAACAGGATATGAGTAAGATTTATAAGGAAGCATATCATGCTTTTAACATAGGTAGGGGGCTATTTGAGGCAATACCACAAAGTGGCGAGAATCACTCATGTGCCTATTGCGCCTTTGTACACAGCAAGGTTTGCGGCAAGTATGCTTGCAAAAAAGAGGACAGGGAAGATAATCAGAACGTATCATTTACAAAGTTATAACAAGAAAAACATGAATAGAATAAGATGGTTCGTCATCGGACTCCACCTATATGTATTTCCGCCAGAACCGGAAGTAGGAGACATCGAGGCTTTACACAACTGGATCCCACAAAAAAAAGGAATCATTGAGACGCTAAAATTCAGGTTTCACACCGGTATTTGGAGCTATACAGCAGGGAATATAAATTATCAATATTAATTGCACTATCACTATTCTGCACTTAAGCATGGGAACCTATCAAGAAATATTAGACGAAGTTCTTCCTCTATACCGGCAGGATCCGGAACGCTTCATGCGTTTCTATCACGCCGTCAATAACATTCTTGCTACAATACCTGAAGGCAAGAGTATTCTTATAGCTGACCATTGTAAGCCTGCATCACGTGATCTATTCATTAAAATAGCTTGTATGTATATTATTGAAGAAACAACAAGGAAAGATGTCTTGGATGACTTTTTAGAGTTTTCTGACGATTATAGCAGCATTCGACATGTGCCTAAATTAGTGCCGGCACATGTCCGGCCACACTTCTACTCGAATCGAAGATGAGTAGATTATCCCAATTTATTACTCTGTAAAGATACTAATTTCCACTGATATACGCAACATTATGACAATAAAAAAAGAGAATAAAATAATGGTAGTAATAGCCCCATCGAGCGATGACCGGGAACTATTCATTTCCCGCCTGGCCGTTCGGCTGGGTTTTGCCAAAGTCCCTTCGGATGCTAAAAAAATCATCCGCAAGGATATCTATTCCTTTGACCTGCCTACTGCCTACTTCATTCTCTGCAGTAACTACAACTTTCGCGGCTCTGTCATCACGACACAGCGGCTCTACGAGCTTGCCGCAAGGGGTATCTGTGTAGTCGTTGGCGTCAAGTCACTACCGCGTGAGTACGAATTGATATCGCAAGTGTTTTATCCTGATGATTTGCGCTAACATAAGTCGAATCATTTATTGCCCGGTGATGCTTCTGTATTACCGGGCTTTCTTTTTCCGTTCCCCTCGCCTCCCCTTCATTCATCAAGAACGTTTTGAACAAATGTGCAGGGGGAGAGGCGCCAAGTGCAGACAGGGGGACATATATATTTTTTTTATTTTTCTTTCTTTCTTAAAAATACCCTACCTAAAAATAAGGGAAAATTTTGTGCTTTCGTGCAGACACCCTTTTTTCGGCATTTATTACATTATAAATCAGATATTTAAACACCGCACGATTTTCGTACAAAAACGTACGACTCGTACAAAAACGCACAAAAATGCATTTTGTACGGAGTACGAAGATTTTGTGCTAAAAAGTACACTATTTCGTACGCCCTTAACTATCTGATAAACAACACATAAATAGAAAGCATAGCTCATTTAGCACGATTGCACAAAAAAATAGTACGGTATCAGCAAGGGTTATATGTACAATACCTCGTTTTTTTATTGATAAAGGCAAGGATTACTCAGTTATATTTTGTACATTAGCTCCACACCTAAACCACTATGCTTTATATGATTACTACTAAGATTGAAGTTCCACAGCATCTTAAGGAGTATCTGATCGGAAAGTTCTGCAATTTGCAGGACTCTCCGATTCGCTTCCCGGATAAAACGGATATCTACCATTTTATCTACGATCTGTTAGAACGTCGTCCAGCCAACATCTTTAAGGATCATGGTAATCTCACCATCATCCTTCCTGAACGTACTACCGGGAAGGATCCTAAAACTTACAATTACCTGGGAATACGTTCACAGATAATTCTCATTCGCAAGATCGACCGCATGCTATGGGCAGAGGTGCATGATTACTTGGATGAACAAAAGCACACTTACGGAATCACCTATATCGACGGGATACACAACTTCATGACCTGCTATGGGATTGATTCTATCAGCGAAGATGCATTCAAGAAGAATTATTATCGATGGAGGGCTAATCTTCGACGAAAAGAGAAAAAAAGAGGCTATCACCGCACAAAAACATGACCGAGCAAGTGTAGTTAATTGTCCCTTTTTTGATCAAAAAATGTTCTAAAAATGCGTACTAATTGAAAATCAATAAGTTATGAATAATATCAATAATATGGGAGGCATATTATTTGCCGAAATCCTGAATACAGACGAAATAGCCCTGTTTGCAGTACATCAGAACCAGGCATGCATCAGAAGCAAGGAAGGACACGACTGGTATCCGCTTCCAACGCGAGGAGTCATTGAAGCTCCAACTGTCGCTTCCGATGATACTAAAGACGCAGGAATCACATATAAGCATTCAGCGACCATCCAGTTTCCCCGATCCGCATTAGAGGGGAATACAGCAAACGAGCTGCGCAATAAAGTTCAGACAGGCTGTGTTCTACGCTGTCAGGACACACAGGGACACAAGTATATCTATGGCACGAATGAATACCCACTCCTCGGAACCTTAAACCTGATTATAGGGAAAAAGGTAACCGACTTCACCGGATATGAGCTGAAACTTGCCGGGACCTCATTACATCCGATGCTCTCCTATATCGAAATTTAACCGTCCTTCTGCACCCTCACTAATAGGCGTATCATTGCACCAAAATCAGTGCAATGAGCCAAAAACGTATCATTCTTTCCGATTCATCGCTTAATCGTTACGGTTACCGGGTCCTTACCTCTGGAATGCTCCTCGAAGCATTCAAGAAGAACCCGGTGATGCTGTATATGCATTTTCGTGATGAAGGATCTCCCATTTGGGGAGAAACTAAAGCTATCGGGCATTGGGAAGATATACAGCTTGAAGGCGATGTACTTTCTGCCATTCCTGTTTTCGACAAGGTTGATCAACTATCTAAAGACATTGCCGCAAAATACGAAGCAGGGACTTACAACGCCGCAAGTGTCGGTATCCGCATCATTGCTACATCAGCCAACAAAGACCTTCTGATACCTGGTCAGACTCGCGAAACAGTTACAGAGTCAGAGCTGATGGAAGCATCCATCGTGGACATACCGGCAAATTCCAATGCCGTTCGCCTCTATGATCGTTCCACATCCGTTCTTCTGGCAGCGGGTATGGACACGAATTCCGTGCCAGCATTATCAACAACTTCATTCAAAAACAAAATGACTCTAAAAGAATCATGGTCAGCTTTTTTATCTTTTCTGAATATCAGTCAAGATAAGGCAGTAACGACCGAATTATCAGCAGAGAACCTCGACTCCCTGCATAATGAATTCACCCGTCTGAAATCGGATAACAGTTCTCTCGTACAAGCTAAACAGGGGATCGATCAGAAATTATCTGATGCGACTACTGAAATAGCGACTCTCAAGACAACAGTAAGTGAAAAAGATCAAGAGATCGCTAATCTGAAAACCGAGGCAAGCGGCAAGGATTCAGAGATCACTCAACTCAAAGAACAAGTAGCCAATCTAAAGAAAGCTCCGGCACCGGGTGAACCAGTTCCTGCCCCAAAGGGTGAACCTGCCGCAAACGGAGGAAAAGAGGAACTGGCTGCCTACTGCGAGGAAAATGCCGGCAATTATCAGGGAATCACAGAACGCCTGAAGGCTGACGGACTCCTTTAATTTACTAACCTACCTTAACTATTTAAAGAATATGTCTCAAAAATTAATTGACGTATCGAAACTGAACCAAACCTTAATCACATATGATAAGGCGCTTCGCGCTCTTCCATTTGCTACCCTGCAGGAAGTTGCCGCAAAATTGGGATTGAACGTTATGGATCTGCAAGGCAAACATGCCTTGATCAATGAACGCCGGCGTGCCGGTGGAACTCAGTCTTACAAGATTGGGAAAAATTTCCGCCTGGTTGATAAGCTGCTCGGCTATGAACCTTCCGTTATCGAACCGAAGGATGTTGTATGTATCACAAAGGAAAACTCTCAAAAATACGATGACGGTGAACTGTTGATCGTAGGAGGTCAGCCAGTCAGCAACATCAACAAGAAACATCCTCTTGAAACACGTGTTGCCTTCACATTGGTAAAATCTCATGTTGAAGATGTAGTATATACATTGTTTCATGCAGAACGTGATGAAGACTCAACTTCACCGTCAGGTGCATTTGATGGGCTGTTCACCAAAGCCGACATGCTGATTACAACAGGTGATGTCAATGCTGCTCGCGGCAACTTTGCCCCATCAGGTCTTTTTACTTTGCCTACAAAGGATACAGACTCCGCCGCTTATGAAAATTTGGTTGAATGGATTGGTGGTGCCAACACTTACCTGCGTTCCTCCAAGTCGGGAATTCCACAGTTACTTTGTGCCGAAACGGTCTTGATAGCTGCACGCTCTGCTCTCCGCAACAAACTGAGTATGCAGGAATATCCTTCCATGCAACGCATGATTGAACTTTTGCGTGAAGACGCAATGTGCCCTGCGCTTGAAATCCTCTCTCACGAAGCATTGGGACAGGGATCACGCCTAGTTCTTCAGAAGAAAGGGAATATGGATGTTGCCTTCAATACCCAAGCCGCAACCAAGTTCTGTCAGATCCGTGATATCTACGAAGATCCCAACGAATGGCAATTCTGGCTGCAAACCGGTTATGACACCCGTATCCGCGACTGGCATGAAAAAGTATACCGCTGTAATGAGCAAAAGAATGAATCTCTTGACCTCGCAGGAGACTATTGCAAGACCGGAGGCGTACAAGTTGATATCACAGGAACGGAGAATGCCGCTTGGGCCATCAAAGGCAAAGTTGCTGAACGTAGCAATGGTCAATGCATCATTGGTCTGACACCCGGTAAGTACACTATTGAGTTTACTGCTGTAGACGGTAAGACTAAACCTGCCGATCAGGAAGTGACTGTAGTGGAAGGCGAAGTAACAACCGCAACCGGTGCTTACACCTAAACTGAGATAAAAAATGAGCGGCCATTTTTGGTCGCTCTATCCTATTCACTCTTAACAATTACACTAATGAAAAAATATACTTACCTAATTCTCTGTTTGTTATTTGTGGCTTTGGTTATTGCAATCCCAGAGCTGCACCCTCAGACATGCCATCTTGATGGAGATACATTGACCATGCTGGCAGCTGGTCCGGCCTTCGCACCACTGAAATGGAATGTCGGTCAAAATAATATGGGTGGATATAAAGGACGTTTGCTGTTCGTCCCATTTGATGCACCCAATACAGTACCCACCGTTCCGGATCCCGGCAAAGCTGCAGACAATGAAGCACTAGTGACGGCAGCCGGTGCATTTGCTTTTCCTGCAGAAGGAACATATAAGCAACCTATTTATCTATATAGTACAGACGCGACAGTCGAATATAAAGCGGAGCAACAGGGAGAAGCTGACGGGATCAGCTATAAACTGACGCTAAGTTTCTTCTTCCCTGGTAATACCCCTGAAATGCATGCATTCAATGCATTGGTAAAAAACACAGCAGGCTATTACATCTTTGAAGACTCCGACGGCAGGCAAATGATCATGGGACAGCCGGGATTATATGCTTCTACTGCTCCTTCCTTCAATGGAGGAAAAGCAAGAGGTGACCGTCGCGGTACCACCTATACGGCTACCGCCGATTCCAATTACTCTGCGATCTTCCTTGAAACTCCCATAGATATGGAAGTGATAGGCGGATTTAAACCAGCTCCCGCACCAGAATCATGATCAGACAAGAACAACTCAGCCAATGGTTAGGAGACCGTCAGCGCAAATATGCTGACGGCCTGGTTCTTTTCAATGCTCTCGCAAAGGAAGCTATGAAAAAGAAATTTGCTGCTTACCTGGCAGCAGCTCCGGAAGATCCCCACATCTTTGATCCGCATTTCACCCAACTCGTTAATTGCTTGTCCAAACTCGACAAGGAGATTAAATTCTCCCCTTCCTTATATCCTGCCGCAATGGAAGAAATTGTTGTAGTAAAGACCATGAGCGAGAATGATCGAAAAAAAACGATCGAATCCAAGCAAGCGAATATCGCCTCCCTGGAGGAGTTGGTCAATAACCTTCGATCACGAATTGACAGTTTGGAGGACGACAGTGAAAGTCACGCTGATGAACTTGTTTCCCTTCAGGAACAGTTTGACGAGAAGATGTCAGAGCTATCTGCCTTACAGAACGAAGTGAACGCTCTGAACACACCAGGCGTCAAGATCATCACAGAAGAATCACTCAGCCCGTCTATTCGCAAGGCTTATGCCCGTATCAAGGAAATCGCACCTCTATATGCAAGCCTGCATAACGATGTAGCTAATTCGGAGATCCCGGCAGAAGAACGGCAGCCTATAGCCGAAGAGCTCTGCAAGCTCGATGACGAACGCCGCCGGCTTTGGAAACAAATCGATGCCTGGGCAGAAGGGAAAGGTGAACTGAGCCTTAAAGAGAAACGACCTGTATACAGTGAGAATGGTGTAGTACGCGGTATTGAGATCGCCCGTCAGATTAAACGTCTGAAACAAAACATTACTAACAGCCAATCTGCTGCTAACCGCGCCGAATCTCAAGGTAAAAAGACTGTTATGCAAAATGCCTTAGATCGTGTTGCCGGCTACCAAGAAGAACTGGCAGCACTGGAAAAGGAAATTGCGACGCAACAGAGCGCAAGTAAGGAATAACATCAGAGGCATTGCCCCTGGATCTATGAACAGTTCATGCACAAGCGAGGGCGATACATCTAGTGTTGTCCTCGCTTTCGTTTGAATACAACAAACCACTATAGTTATGCCTAAGAAAGATCCCACATATGACCGGATAGAACGTGCCTTGTTCAAAGACAGAGAGGAAGCATCAAGCATCCTGTCCCAGCGGGAAATGGAAATCAAAAAACGAATGATGCTATGTGTCAGCAAAAAAATGGAAGATCCTCTGATCCAAGACACCGAACTTGTCAACTTCCTGATGAATGGATGCGGAGGTAACGCAGATGCCGTATCACAGTCACAAGCATACCGGGACATCGGTATGATCAACAGATTAGTTGGCAACATTCAACTGGCCGCAAAAGCCTGGTATCGGTATATGATTGTCGAAGGCGGGAAAAAAGCCTTCAATATGGCAATAGACAAAGAAGATGCCAAGGGAGCAGCTGCAGCGTTGGACAAGATAGGTAAATACACTCGCTCAGACAAAGAAGATGAGAAATTCGACTACTCCCAGCTCGTTCCTCCATCATTTGAGCCTTCAGATGATGTGACCCTTCTGGAAGGTCTGGAACCTATTGAAGACCTTGAAGGAACCAGGTCGGAAATGCGAAGCAGATTCAAAGGTATGTTGAGCAAAAAAGCGGTGGACATTCGTCCCATCGAAGAGGAGGAAGAAGAATGAGTACACCCCTCTCTCCTATCTTATCTGCCCGTGAACGTCGCAGAAAGCAATATGAAGTCGTTGACAAATTCTTCAATAAGATGCAGCGCCAGGCGATGGTCATCAACGCACATGACGAGTATATAGTCGCATCACGTGGTACCGGAAAATCCGAAGGTATTGATGCCCGAATTATCCTCCGGAACGTATGGGAAATGCCGGGATCTTTGGGTGGTCTCATCTCTCCGTCATACGCCAAGGCATGGGGAAATACTCTCCCGGCAATCTGCAAGGCTTTGGCTGAATGGGGATACATTCAAGGCATTCACTATGTCGTTGGTCATAAAGCACCGGCAAGCATGGGATTCGCCAAACCTGTCCGTCCTGTTCTGGGTGAAGGCTGGAGTAATGCATTCCACTTTTGGAATGGTACGGTCATGGTGATCCTGTCATTCAACCAGGGAATGTCTGCCAACTCCATGTCGCTGGATTGGGTGATAGGTCCTGAAGCTAAGTTTCTCAACTATGAGAAGATTAAAAGTGAGGTGGATCCTGCCAACCGAGGCAACCGGCAATACTTCGGTGAATGCCCGCACCATCACAGCGTAAGCTACTCCACAGATATGCCGACCGCATCAATGGGAAAATGGATCCTGGACAAGATGGATGAAATGTCCCCACCTCACATCAACCTGATCAGAAACTTATATCTCAAACTGCAGGAGTACAAACGCAAGCCACTCACGGATCATGTGATGCGTCAGATCAAAGAATATCAATTTGACCTGGATCTAGCGAGGAAATATCAGCCTCCAATCAAACCGCAGCCGGGGAAAACCAAAGAATATACCGTTTTCTATGGTGAATACGACGTATTCGACAACCTTGAAGTATTGGGAGAAGATTTCATCTGGCAGATGTATCGTAACTCACCACCGCTAATTTGGCGTACCGCTTTCATGAACGAACGCCTGTTCCGTGTACCGAACGGCTTCTATTCTGCGTTGGATGATAATATACACTTCTATATCCCGAAAGACAATGGACGCCTCCGGAATCTTGGATGTAATTGGGGGAAACTGACCTCCTGCGGCTGTTTGGGAGACGGAGATCTTGACTTCGATCAGGAATTGCACCTTGCATTCGACTCAAATGCATCCATCTCCACAGCTGTCGTAGGCCAACTGAATGAACACACGATGCGCATTCTCAAGTCATTTTATGTCAAAACACCAGGGAAGCTACAAGATCTTGTCAAGATGATAGCCGACTACTACCGTCCGAAACTTAATCACGATATAGTAGTCTACTATGATCATACGTTCACTTGGGAGTCAGGATCCACTACAGAAACTTATGCCGATATCATTGAACGGGTATTCAAAGAGAATGGATACAACGTGACGATGGTCTATGTCGGTCAAGCCCCGAAACATGAGTGGAAGCATCTGAATATAGACTTGACTCTGAAAGGAGATCCGCAATTTCTGTGGGTCCAAATAAACTTGCATCAAAATGAATTTCTGAAGATCGCAATGGAACAGACTGGCATCAAGCAGGGAAAGAATGGATTTGAAAAGGATAAAACGCCTGAAGGAAGTGATGACACTCCTGATAATCCGGATGAATATAAGACGCACATAACTGATGCATTTGACACGCTGTGGTTAGGCATGAACTTCTATTTCACGGCACCTGGATCAAACTCCAGTGGGGTATTCTTCCTGAATAACAGGTAGCCACCAACCAGTCTCAAGCAATTCTCATAGAAAAAAAGGCAAAGAGCTGATAACCAATAAAAGGACGAGAAAAAGAGGGAATATTTTCTCCTTTTTCTCCTGTCCGACCACGCACCGCCCTAAGAAAATGTTTCGATCTAAAGTTTTTTTTCACCCCTTATATGCTGGGCTTTGCCTCCTGTAAATAAATTTCATTTTATCATTTTTGGGCCTCTGCCATGTCCTTTACGACCTACTGCATACCCGATACCTTTGCTGAAAAACAAGACATGGACCCTATCCTTAAACAACAATTACTCGCATTCATACTTGGTGGTAGCTTCCTATCAACCATCACAGGATTCGTCACCCTCAAATACACTAAAAAGCAGGCAGAAGCTAAAGCCCTAAGCTCTGTACAGGACGTATATCAGGAACTCATAGCAGACCTGCGAGCTGATAAGGAAGCAATGAAAAAAGATAAAGTGGAAAGCGAAACGAGATGGACAATCCGCATTGAAAAGCTGGAAAGCAATCAGCAATCGCAGGATAAAAAGATAGCGGATAACGAAAAAGAAATAGCTGATCTCAAACGATTCAAATGTATAAACCTATCGTGTAACAATCGAAAACAATGAAACACTATGCACACATTCTTATTTGTACTGCCAGCCTTGCATGCGCTTGTTCTTTTTGTGGTTGCCGTGCTACTTATCAAAACGATAGTAGCACTCAAGAGCAAACCCGTCTTTCTATCTCAGACTCAGCTCTACGCATCAGAACTGAAGATGCCTGCTCCCGATTCAACCTTAATCAAGAAGAAGCGGGCAAAGGCTGGAAAGTCAAAGTTAACTTCGACACATCAAAGCTGGCAGATCCGGAGACCGGCTTATCCCCGATATCGAATATCGAGATTGAAGGGAACGAAAAGACAGTCAAGACCTTGCTACAGGAAGATGACACTATACACGTATCTGAGAGTCAAGAAACGAAGAATGATCTCACGCTTCAGCAAAGCAAACAGTCAACCTTCCACAAAGATGCCGGCAGTTCTGTAGCTGCCGGGATAGACAACGGGATCAAGTATGGCCTGATCATCGGGATCCCCATCATTCTTATCATCTTAACATTAATCATCCATGCAAGATTCAAGCAAAAGGATCCATCAAAGTAAAATATGGAAGCTGATGGAACGATATGCGGATGGGAAGCCTATAGAGTTTTCCATCCAGTTCTGCAAGAAGAGTACCGGGGAACTAATCACTTATGAACGTGCTGTACTCACTTCATTTCATAGCAGCGGTAGTACAATCAATGTACTGCAAGCCGGTGAAGCCACACCACGCAAGATCCGGCGCTGCCTTATCACCCAGTTTAATCATCTCAAAGTATATTTTTAATATGGAATCAAAGCAACAACCTAACCTAGTTATGAAAGGGTACGAAACCTATGCAGTCCTGAAAGGAGGTGAGAAAGTTATCCAATTTAGCGATAACAGCGACATTGTGACTGACAAGGAGACATCAGCCGTTGAAGTCGTCCCCAAGGGAAAGAAAGATCCGATCAAGTTTATTCCGCGCGGAAGGAATAACGATATGATGTACGACATCATGCGTAAAATCGGCACCAACGTTACCATTGGCAGTAATGTTGAATTTAAGAATAAAGTCGTGTTTGGAGACAGCATCCTTGTCTACAGGAAGAAACGCGACGGAAAAACCCGCAAAATCATCAAAGAGGAAGTGCTTCCGGAAGAAGAACCCGAAATCTTTGAATTCCTTGAGAACAACAATTTCAACTTCATCCGTGTAGAGCTCGCTAATGATCTTGTCATCTTCTACGATGCTTATTTAGAATACATACTCAGTAATGATCCGAAATCGCCCAAGCTCGTACAGATCAAAGCAAAAGAGGCAACCTGCTCACGTATTAGCGAGATCGATGAGAGGACAGGTAAAAGTGAATGGCATGGATATTCAGCGGAATGGAAGAAAGGTACCCCTGAAGATCTTGTCGCCACTCCCCTGCTCGATCGCCAGACTCCTTTGCTGGATCTTAAGAAAAGGATGGGACTTGCTCCTGATGATGAAGGGAACCTCGTCATCGGGAAAGATCGCAGATTCATTCACAATCTGCGTATTTCGACGCCAGGACGTTTTTATTATAGCCGGCCCTATTGGTGGAGCGTATTTGCTTCAGGATGGTATGACTTCTCCTGTGCTATTCCCATCTTCAAGAAATCTCTGATTAAAAATCAGATGGCTCTCAGGTATATCGTATATATCAAGGATACATTTTGGGAGAAGCTATTTGCAGACGAAAAGGTCGTCAAAGATGATGAAAAAACTGCCCGCAGGCAAAAGTTTCTTGATGACATGAACGATTTCCTTGCCGGTGAAGAAAATGCCGGGAAAGGCTTTGTTTCACATTTCAGATATGACAGAGTAAGAGGCTACGAGGATAAGGACATCATCATTACTCCTCTTGAATCGTTCTTCAAAGGTGGCGAATATATTGAGGACAGCGAGGAAGTAAGCAACATGATGTGTTATGGAATGGGAGTACATCCTTCCATCATCGGATCCGCACCCGGTAAAGGTAAAAGCATTAATGGAACTGAAGCACGCGAACTGTTCACCATCGAGCAAGCTCTCATGAAAATGTACCAGGACGCAACCCTTGAACCTCTATACTTTGCCAAGGCCGTTAATCAATGGCCTTCGGACATCTATTTTTCTGTAACCAACTGCCAGCTCACCACCCTTGATCAGGGAACGGGAGCTACAAAAAACACAGGTCTAACTCCAGAAACTGAAGAAAAATGAACGCATTAATTCCCGATATTGAGACCTTAAAGAAGGTAGTCAAGATCAATTCATCATTGCCTTATGAATCTATTGAACCGTATATTGAGGATGCTCTTGATATCTATGTTAAGCCCTATGTAGGGCAATCCGTCATTAAACAAGCTCTGACAGACCAAGGATCTGAGATGTATAGCAAATTATTGCGTGCGCTTGGCCCGTTGACCTTAATGCTTGCGACAAATGAACTAGGAGTCATGTTCGGGGATACCGGCATCACGGTCAGTAATGTACAAGGACAACGTTCTCCGGCCAGTGATTCAAAAATAGCGGCCGCAAAGGAGAATTTGTGCTTCCGGGGAATGCAAGCTCTTGACCGGCTTATAACCTACCTGGAAGAAAATAAGGAAGATTTTCCGGAGTACGTAACAGATCATATTTCCCCTTTCTGCTTTATCCGGAATGCACACGATTTTCAGGATCTTGGCATGGTAGACATCGATTACTCCACCCTGTCTTATCGTATCATGTACCCCACAATCCGTCAGCTTCAGGAACGAAATATTCGTGAAATGATACCGGACAATGTATATGCGGATTTAAGGGAAGCATACTCTAATGATACGCTGACACCCAAGCAGCAGGTTCTCATTGATCATATCATTCGTTTTCTTGCAAATAAGACGGCAGAGCTCTATACCTCACAAAAGACAACCGAGCAACGTGTCGCCAGCAAAGCAATAGAATATTCACCTGCCATCCGCCCGATTTATCAGGATCCGGACGCAAACGGTAATTTCTTTGCTAGTCAGGCAACCTACTATGCCGGGAAAATACACACTTATCTGGCCGAAAATGCAGAAGAACTAGGCATTGAAACAAGATCCCAAGCTATTGACTTTAACTCCAAGAAAAAGAAGCTATTCACTTCAATATCATAATACTATGCATACGATACAAATCAATGACGATACATACACACTTCCTGGAAGCTGGGACGAGCTCACCCCGAAGCAGCTCCTATACCTGGTTAAACTCACAAAATCGAATATACCGGTAGAACAGGTCAAGATCTACATGATGCTCTATTGCCTGAAAGCTCACGTATGCCGGCACAAGAAAATTTTCAAAGAATATGTCCGTATCAAAATTGGGCAGGAAAGTGAAACAGTCCGCTTCCGGATCCGCAGCCGTCGGTATCTCCTTCATCCCGAAGAAATTAGTCTGCTCTCTGATCAATTTCACTTCCTGATGCGTGAGGAAGAAAACCGTATCACTTCACAGAGGCTGTATCTCATTAATCCGGAACTGACAGTCAATCCTTACCCGACATTCCGCTTCCGGTGCCGGAAATTCATCGGACCGGAAGACCAGCTGTTCGATATCACCTTTGAGCAATTCATGTATATGCAAACCTATTTGGATGCGATGCAGCTGGATCCTCAAAAGATCAACCATCTCCTAGCCTGCCTGTGGCATCGTGGGAACGAATTTGATATCAATCGTCTGGACAAGGATGCAGCTATTCTGAAACGTCTTCCCGACGACAGGAAGATGATCATGTACTGGTACATTCTTGGAAGCCTCTCCTGCATGAGCGCAGCCTATCCACGAATATTTTCCGGAGAAGGGAAAAATAATGGGCGTATATTCGATGCCCAGCTGCGACTACTTGATTCCCTGGCACAGTCTGACATGACCAAGAAGCCGGAGATCCGGAAAGGTTTGCTGCTCGATGCACTATACTCGATGGATGAATCCATCAGGCGCAAGGAAGAAACAGAAGAGAACTTGAGAAATAGATAGAAAAGTTTGTTACTAGCAAACTTTTTATTCGATTTTGTTTGTTACTAACAAACTTTTATCTATCTTTGTAGAGTCATAAGAAACGCGGGTGACGTCCGCATAAGTTCTTTTATATTATGGAACAATTGTTCAAGGCTATCCAAGCGATAGCAGAAGCGAATCCCGATGGATTCACGGTTGACCTCACAACCTTAAAAAAGGTCACAAAAGGCATTTCAGTCGCCTATCTCGAAACCCAAGACAGTTTTGGAGAAGAAGGACTGAAAAGAGTTCTTAACCATGCTTTAATGCACGAAAAGAAAGTCGGTGGATGGTTCAACGAAGAAAACGGAATGTTCTACTTCGATTCTATCCGGATTTTCACTAATCTCGAAGAAGCCAAGCAATTCGGACGTGAAAATGGGCAGATCGCTATTTTCGACATTGGGCAAATGAGACTCATCAAATTGTGATCCGGAGGGGCGAAAGCCCCTCCATTACAAAGTATATTGTATTATTAAATACCCGATTATCAAAACGTAAATTGATGAATTATGAAGAATCTTGAATTACTACCTCTCCCTGCCGAGAGTAAAAAGCGGATCGACGAGTTCGCAAGGCAGTATCAGCGCATGGGACATATCTCTATTGAGGTTGTATCCTATAATGAAGGTCGCTTAATTGTTCGCGCTGAACAAAAAGACCTGGTAAATGACAAGTTCCTCTCCAAAAAGGAACTGACGGAACGTATCCGTGATATGTTTAAGGGAGAGATCCCGGACGACTGGAAGCTCACTGTGTCAGCCGTGAACTTCGATCGCAAAGATATCGACGGAATCACGATTGACTGGATCAAAAGACGGATGGAACGCTTAGGATTAAAAAGCAAACATCTGAGTAACTATACAGGCATTGACAAATGCACTGTGTCCTCGCTTCTTTCCGGAGACAAGGAACTGACTAAATGGCACAAGGTAGCACTATACTACTTTTTCAAATATTACGAAGTAGCCAACTTCTAACTTTTATTTGTAAGCGGGGTAAAAAACTCCGCTTACTTTTTGCCGAATCTGGAAAAGATTGTACTTTAGCACCTGCCCAATATCGTTATTAAAACATGAATCCTTTACCATAGTGTAACCAGACAGCTGGTTCCGGATAATAACACCGGTGGGCGCACTATAGTGAGGGATTCGCCATTTATATGCATGACAGAACAACAGGGAAAGATTGCGATATCCTTATTATCATATTTAGCCTCTAAAGACTCAGAGAGTACATTTACAGATGATTATTACTACTACCTAAAAAATAAAGGATATCGAGAGATCGAGATAGAACAAACAATATCTGTTCTTATAAAAGAAGACTATATATGCTACTTAGGAAATGATAATTATTGGATTATGATAACCGAAAGGGGGAAAAATTATTGCTCGCCCAAAAACAAACAACCAAAGTACACAACTAAAGACAAAATAGAAATTATAGGTGCAATTGCTGGAATTATAGGAACCTTAATCGCAATAATATCAGTCCTATGCTAAGAATGACAATGGCTATATTAAGGATCTTAAATTTCACCTCAAGCAGTTTAATGCGCTTTTGCATTTTTTCTATCAATTCTTGTTCATTCATATTCGGACTATTTTTGAGCTAAAATACAACATTATTTTAGTACATTCAATTTTATTCCTCTTATCTTTGCACTTGTAACAAATTAAAAACACGTACTATGAATTGTAAACTTGGAAAATTAGAAATCCCGGCTGACCAGCCCTTTCTAAATTGTAAATTAGGTCGAGAAAAGTACGCAGAAGTACTAAAAGCCATTATCACTACATATGAAAAAGGATTTGTCTTAGCTATAGACGGCAAATGGGGAACAGGGAAAACTACATTTGTAGAAATGTGGAAAGCATATCTTGAGTTAGATAACTTCCAAACATTATATTTTAATGCTTGGGAAAATGACTTTATTTCAGACCCTTTGGTAGGGTTACTTGGCGAACTTACAAAAATAAACTCTTCTAAAAGAACAAAGGACTTAGCATCATCCATGATAAATACAGCGGGAAGAATTGTACTAAAGGCAGTCCCTGCAATGTTCAAGGGAGTAATTAAAAAATATGCAGGTGAAGAAGTAGTTGAGATTCTTCGTGATTGTGCCGAAGAAGGGTCTTCCATGTTAGAAAAAGAAATAGATAATTATGAAAGCCAAAAAGGAAGTCTACTAGAATTTCGGAAAGAACTCGAAAAATTTGTTGATGAAGTTTGCGAAAAGAAACCATTGATATTTATCATAGACGAGCTTGATCGGTGTAACCCACATTATGCCGTAAAGGTACTAGAACGAATAAAACATCTTTTCAACATACCTAATATTATATTTGTCTTATCCATAGATAAGGAACAATTAAGTAACTCCATACGTGGATATTACGGGAGTGACCTAATAAATGCCAATGAATATCTTAAAAGATTTATTGATATTGAATATGCTTTACCTGATCCCGATGTAGAAAAGTTCTGTAGCTATTTATATGATTACTATGGCTTCGAAGCATATGAAAAGGCAAGAGGCACTAAAGAGATGGAAGAATCCATTTTGACTATAGCCAATACTCTTTTTATGCATAAGAATCTATCACTAAGACAAATAGAAAAAATATTTGCTCATATTCGTTTATCTTTGAATATGTACAAACATAACCAAGTCATATATGCTGAATTAATATGTCTATTAACATACCTTCGAATTTGCGAATCCGATTGTTATGTTAAAATAACCCACGAAAGTTATACTATACAAGAACTTACAGATCAATTAGAGAGTATAATTCCAAAACAAATATTACAGATTAAAAAAAAATACGAATCTTCTCCTAGTCGACAATTTCACTTTACCATAGCCTTGCTATTAAGATGTTATACTTTCAAATATGAAAATTCCGATGAGAACGATAAACTCTTAACTAGAGATCCTTCTCAACCAAATCTAGTAATCAATTTTAATGTAAAGACGATCAACAAAGAACTTTTGTCTTCAGCTTTAGAATGGACATCTCAACGTAATATAGCAGTACCTTTACATTATTTTACTCAAAGAATTAATCTACTGGAAAATTTTGCGATCTATAATATAGAATAATCACGTTCTTAATTAATATAATTTTCTCAGTCTATATTAAATCTACAAACAAAAGCAGAGCAAAAAACTCTACTTTTGTTTGTAGATTCCCAAAAAGAATGTACTTTAGCAACTGCCAAAACAAACTAACTCGCGAATTCCTTATGTCGTGCACCCGTAAAATCGGGTGGCTGGGTGGTTCCAGTTGGCACACGACATAAGGAATTCGTTTTTATATATTTATGGAACCATTAGAAACCCATTTTAAAGGTATTATATTAAGTAACCTGTATCGTGATCCTCGAAAAAAACGCATCCAACATGACATCATGGATGAACTACAAACTAAATTATTTCCTGAGCAACTTATTAGCTACCGGAAACAATTAGTCATGGAAGGATTAATCACTGAAGAAGAACCGGACGAAGTACATTCATTAGTTGAAATCACCCCGAAAGGATATGAAGCCATCCAAACTTTTGGAAGTTATCAAGCATATATTGCAGACCAACAAAAAGCTATAAAGTTACAGCGCGAAAGTGAAGTCATGAAATCCAGATATTTAAGGCTAAAGACGATCAGCATTGTAATAACAACACTATTAAGTATCTTATCTTTTATAACAGGAATCCTACTATCAGACCTAGTAAAAGGAATAATAAAATAAAGATTACTTTATAATAAAGAGACACACGAAACTTATAATAGTCATATGAAAGATCTAATAGTTTACGCTTAAGATTATTTATTTCTTGCTCTTGATCCATATCTAACTCTATTTTTGAGCTAAAATACAACATTATTTTAGTACATTCAATTTTATTACCCTTATCTTTGTCCCCTGTAACAAATTAAAACCACACAAATGAAAAAACTTTTTTTATTATCAATGATGCTTTTGTCATTAGCAGCCTGTAAGAAATCTTCGACCGAAATTGCAAGTTTGAAAGACCAAGTATCTTCATTACAACATCAAAATGAACTTTTATCTTCCGAAAATGCAAATCTTAAAAAACAATTGAAGATACTTAAGTCGCTGAAAAACAATAGCGATATACAACAGATAGGAAGATGGTTAGATAATCGTCCTGGAAGTGATAAGCATATTATAACTATATTTAAAAACCTAAAAACCAAAAAGTATTTCATCAAAGATTCATTCGGGGATGGTTCTTCTGATATAGAAGAAGCTCGCCTATTAAACCATAAAGGGCTCAAAAGATATGAAGCTATTAATAACGAACATAATGAATATTGTATAGTGGAAAAAAATGGGGATTTGTCCATGTGGAGTCAAAATGGGAAATTTGCTACATTCTCTAATTACTAATCTTTAATATTAAAACCAATATTATACAATCATGGGAAATCTTATCTTTATTTACGCACTAGTGAACCTCATTTCACTGATTCCAGTAGCTCATGCAGCTGATAAACGAGTAGTAAGCACTGGATGGGCATCCTTAGTTGCTTTAATCTTTAGTCCTCTAATTGGCTTCTTATTTATTTTATGCCACCCAACAAAGGCAGAAAAGGAATATCAGGATAGAATGATAAGGATGATGAATGACCTACCGGACAACATCAAGAAAAAACTAAACCCGGAGGAATGATTATTTTTTGAATTTCTTTTTGCACTCTCAAATATTATCCTCATATTTGCAGTAGCAAAAAACCTATCGTGAGGTATCACGAACGAAGGGCAACGGATAATGCTCAATACGAAATTGGGCTATTTTTATGTCCATCAGTTTACTATTGATATATGTCATTAGTAAATTCACATACGAAATAGTAGAAGTTTATTTATAAACAAATACGGCTGCCTTTCCCATTACTTTAGTCTCTTCGGAGTGAACTACGGTAGGTTTTTTGCGAAACGGGAAAGTGCAGCCGTTCTTGTACTACCGCTTGTCGAGCGGATTCTCGACAAAAACGCAAAAAACCTATCGTATGAAACAAAAAAACATCGGCACAACCTTCGTGCCCTCATTTCGTACCAATAGTACGGATGTAAACACGCTCCAAGAACGTTACTTCAGCGAACTTAAGAAAGACTGTGCTATCAATTCCGCATCAGACGCTTACTACGTCTCTGCCATAGCCTGCTTTTGCCTTACCTTTATCTTCCCTCCTGCCGTGATCGGTGCAGCCATCTGTGTTTATCGGGCGAAACAATGCAAGAAAGGAGGCAAGAAATGATATTCATTTATGATGTAAAGACCTACCGAAAGGTTAATAACAAGGGGCAGGAAATGTGTGAATTTGCCCAGGCATACGACCGTATCCTAGTACAGGATAAATGCGCAATGGATTCACTGAAGTGTGAATTTGAAGAAGTCGTCAAAAGACTAAACGAAAAATACCCTAACCAAAAGACGCTCATATTTAGAAGTAGTCATGAAACTTCCTCCGGAGGGCAATGGAGCTTTAAACTAGGAGATGACGATAGCACCCCTGTGTGCTTTATTTCTTATAGCAAAGTTCGTGGTCATTATTCTTTTGGAGAAGATACTTACCTGTTAGAGCAGAAAGGAGATCAACCATGAAAAAATACATAGAGAAAATCATACCATCTCAATGTCGTATTATTAACAATGAGACAGGTTACATCCACTTAGAAGGCGAATCAATGATTCTCAGACCGGATGGCAGTTATGCCGGAACCGTAACCATGACTATCGGATCTATCAGAGAGAATCATATCGATACCGTTATTGAGATGCTTACCAACTACAAAAAGAAGATAGCATCGCCCAAAAGAGGACAAACTATTGGCAAAATAATCACGTTCGATTTTAGGAACAAGATCAATAAAGGAGGTCGTCCATGAGTCGTCGTCATCGTCGAGCTAAGCGTGCCCGTATGCAAGCCATATTAAACTTAGTATCTGTATATTATGTTTTCAACCAATTTAAATTCTAGGTGTTATGAATAGACATGAAGCCTTGCAATTATCCGGATTAATCCGTATCTTGTTACCCAATAATAATAAAGACTTAGATCCATGATAGCATTTATCATCATAGTAACTGGAATAATATCCTTGACTCTGGCATTCACTGCAGGGCGCAAGAAAAATATTACGGTATATCATCGAGACTATAATGGTCATAAAAGTGCTTCAGATGAATTACCTGAACGATATCGAATGAGTAAAGGGCTTTTCATAGCCCTGTTATTACTACTTCTAGTCTATTTACTAGCAAAGTAACTGTCCTTTATAGCCCGCCCACAGCGGGCTATTTTTGTCTCCATAACCAAAACATTGCAAAGTTATGGAACAATATTTTCATTATGAATATGGCGAGCTTCTAGCCAATAAGCTCAAAGCGATTTCCCACACCCCGGAACATCCTCACTTCTTCACCGCCTTTGGGCTTGAAGATTTATTCGGATTTGAGGATAAGCTCTCAAATGTGACAGGAATGGTTCTTATCGCTGTTGATAGTATGGAATCCGAATCATCCGACAACAATGGAGATGGATTGACTGACCGTAATGAATATTCATTCATCGTCGCACGCAACACAAATTCGTCACGTCCGGAAACAATCAATCAAGCCGCATTAGACTGTAAAGTCATTGCCAAGCAAATCCGTAACCGCCTCTTTCACGATCCAACTCTGAAATACTCCATTAGCCGAACGACACGTATCAACGGAATAGGACCTATAGGTGACAACTTCTATGGAGTGATACTTACCTTCTCCCTGCGGGAACCTGAAGATTTTTTTATCAACTCTGATTTTTGGGAGGACTAATCTATGGGATTCTATAAAAATTATCGGGATATGCGTTCCGATGTCAGACGTTATAATGCCGCTGTTCGCCGTGCCAACAATCTGGTAGGCAAAGGCTCGTCACAGCTCATACACATAGAAACCGTATCCGAAATAGAACGATATACGATGGCTAAAGACGCTGACCGGCTAGTCGCATTCAATAAAGACGTACAGAAATGGATGAACTCTGTCGCCGCCCAACTACGTGCATCAATTTCATCTCACAGTATGCGCGTGGCCACCGATTTGAGACCTAGAATGTATACTGACAAATATGGACTCATCAACAAACTCGGTTTTTCTTTTCCCCGTCATGGCATCTACATCCACAAAGGAGCCGGAAAAGGGTATGGAGGAACAACTGGATCCAAGTGGACGAAACTGAAACGAATCGGCGGGATCGAGGTAAGTACCGGGATTGTCCGACATACCAATCCTGAATCATTGAATGGCAGCCAGGGTACAGGAAACCGCAAAGCATACGAATGGTTCGATCCCATTGTCCGTAATCGAATCCCCGAACTAGAAACAATCATTACCAACTATTTCGATTCAATGATCATTGATGCCACACGCATCTATATCAACAAATAATCTATGAGCAACGATCTTAACCGTAGTATTAAAATCTACATTGATGGCACGGAAGCCGCATTAGGAGTCAAGCAAGTCGAAACTGCTATCCAAAAATTGGAAAACAAGTTAGCCTCTCTCAATAAATCCGAAGCTAACTACAACACCCAATCAAGAAAACTTCAGCAGGAAATTAATAAGAAAACGACGACTCTTGAAAAGTACAAACAAAGTATCAGAGAAACAGAACGTATTCTGAGCAATCTTTCCGGAGCAACCTATAACGAACTGATCTCTGTACAGTCCAAGGTTCGTAAGCAGCTCCGGGATGCAATACCTGGTACACAACAGCACTCAGTAGCCTTAGAACAGAATCGACGGGTAACCGAAGCTCTCACTCGTGCCCAAGCAGCAATGCGCGTTGAAGTGGGATGCCAAGGAACCGTTTGGGGGCAGGCCGCTAACTTCGTCAATAAATATATGGCCCTTATCGGTGGAGTTGTCGCCTCTGTTACAGGATTATCTATGACTATACGACGTTCCGTTGATGACTATGCGCAAATCTCCGAGGCTATGGCTGGAGTAAAAAAATACACTGGGATGACAGATGAAGCGGTGAAGGATCTGAATGAAGATCTCAAAAAGATAGATACCCGGACTCCACGCGAACGATTGAACGAGCTGGCACAAGATGCAGGTCGCCTCGGTATACAAGGAAAGCAGGATATTCTTGACTTCGTAGATGCTGCCGATAAAATCAATGTTGCATTGGGTGAGGATCTAGGAGAAGATGCAGTTAAGAATATTGGTAAACTAGCACAAATGTTTGGTGAAGATAAAACACTAGGATTACGCGGTGCTATGCTCGCCACAGGGAGTGCCATCAATGAAGTAGCTCAGAATAGCAGTGCCGCAGAATCATATCTTGTAGACTTTACTGCACGTGTATCCGGAACTGGAAAACAAGCCGGAATTTCACAAACACAAATCATGGGATTCGCCTCTGTGCTTGATCAAGATATGCAGCAAGTAGAAATGGCTTCCACTGCTCTGCAGACTGTCATCATGAAAGTATACCAGGAACCAGCCAAATTCGCTAAAATGGCAGGGAAAGATGTTAAGGATTTTACAAAACTACTTAAGGAAGATGCCAATGAAGCCCTCCTACAGCTATTAGAAAACTTAGGAAGTAAAGGTGGGCTACAGCAACTAGCACCTTTATTTAAAGACATGAAACTTGATGGTGTACGCGCTGCCGGAGTCTTAAATACTTTAGCTGCCAATACCGCTAAAATCCGAGAAGAGCAAGAACGGGCTACTACCGCATATAAAGAAGGTACATCGGTTATCAACGAATTTAATGTGCAGAACAATACAGTACAAGCGCGTCTCGACAAAGCTAAAAATGGTTTTAAAGAAGTGTCTTATCAATTAGGAGAGAAAATGCTTCCCCTCATGTCTAATGCCATTACCGCTACCAGTTTTTTCGTACGGGCACTCAATTCTTTAATTGAATTCATTGCACGATATTCACATATATTGATACCATTAACAGCTACAATAGCAACCTATGTTCTCATCTGTAAAGCTCAGATCATAGAAGAAAAGCTCAAAGTGTTTTGGAATCAGAAAGTAATAGCTACACTCAAAGAAATGTATGCTGTCATGTTACGCAACCCATACCTGGCAGTCGCGGCTGTCATTGTTACTCTTATTTCTGCATTAAGCAATATGAATAAGGAAATGACAGAATCGGAACGTATTGAGAAAAGCCTAACAGAGATTCGAAATAATTCAAAAAGCAACATACAGGACGAACGTAATGAGGTTGAGCATCTCTTATCTGTTGCACGTAACGAGAACTTGAGCAAAGCTGAACGAGAAGCAGCTATCCGCAGGCTAAACGAGATTTCTCCCGAATACCTTGGCAATTTATCTTTGGAAACTATAAATACGGAGCAGGCTACTGCTGCTGTAAATTCATACGTTGATAGTCTTCTTGTCCTAGAGGAAATAAAACAAACTCAAAAGAAAATTAGTGAACTGAGAGATAGAAAGGATGATCTCAGTAAAAACGGACCTGACAACGGCTTTTGGTCTGATCTAGAAGCAGGAGCTGCCAATATGCTAAATGGTTTCAAAACATCATTGGGACTTACCACTGACGCTTGGGCTGATAATGTACTCAATGAATATATAAACAAGGGAACAAATGAACTGCGTTCATTAGATCGAGAAATCCAAACATTAAACCAACATATAGAGGAATCCAGAGAAAAACTCATCAAGATCGAATCAGAGAAACCTCAGCCTGTAAAAAACAATTCTACCACAGAAGAGGACGATGATGATGAAAAAGCGCTTAAAAAACGACTCGAACGAGAAAAAGTACTATATACCCAAAAACAAGCCTTCTTAAAAGCAATGTACCTAGAAGGAGGAGATGAAACCCTTCAGACAGAAAAGCAACTTAACAAAGAATTAGAATGTCTTCAAATGGAACACTTAGAGAATTCTTTGAAAATAGCCGGTACAAAATCTAAAGAAGGCATTGAGATCCAAAATCAGATCAATGATCTGAAGCTGAAGATACAAAAAGAACATACCCAAGAGCTGATTGATCAAGAAAAAATAGACTATGAACGTCAGCAACAGGAATTAAAAGAGTTATATGCTTCCGGAAAGGATGAGAATCTTAATTCCGAGGCTGCATACAATGATGCGATGGAACAGCTCACCGTCATGCACCTGGAACGTATGCTTTCTCTTGCAGGATTAAATGCAGAACAACGGAAGCAAGTAGAGAAGCAGCTGCTGGATTATAAGGTAAAATGCATACAAAAAGATCAAAAGGCCAATGAGCAAAATTCAAAAAACAAACTTAAAACAGACAAGCAGGAATTTGAAGAAAGACTCCGTATCTATCAACAATATGGAGAAGAATTTGGTAATGCTCTAGGGAACATCATTTCCGGGCAGGAAAATGCTATGCAAGGATTCGCAGATACGATGATTGACATTATGTTTGATGTTATAGCCCAAATCATTAATGCCGAACTTGTAAACCTAGGTATAATAGGAACTGCAGAAGCAGCAAAAGCAACAGCTAAAGAGATTGGTTCCAAGGGCTTTTGGGGAATAGCGAGTGGAGCTATACTTGCGGGTCTTATTACGGCAGGTATCGCCACAGCCAAATCTACATTGAAAGGCTTTATCGGGAAAAGAAGAGATAGTGGAAGTTCCTCCACAGAAAGTACTCCCCAGGCTGAATATAAAATAAACCAAAGAGCAGCCGGGAAATATGACGTAATCGGAGCTGAAGACGGACGCAGCTATCACGATATCCCCTATATAGGGGAAGCCCCTACAGGCATCGTCAAACGTACTTCACTTATATCAGAAAACGGATCAGAGTTAATTATCAATTCTGAAGATCTGTCCCGGCTCCAAAAACATATCAACTATCCTGTAGTACTTCAAGCAATCAATGATGCAAGATCCGGAAGGGTGCCACAATATGCAGAAGGAAATTACGACTCCATCAGCCACTCTACAGGCTCACCCACTCCGCCAAGTCCCAATAACAACCTTGAGGCTAAACTAGAGAAAGTAATGGATAAGATGGATCAAGTGATGGACAAACTAGGCAAGCCTTCGAAAAACTACGTTCTCTTATCCGATATCAATGATGCGGAAGAGATCAAACTAAAATCAGAAAAACCTTTCACAAGAGGAGATCAATAATATGGCACTAATCATCAAAACACCTAAAGGGATATACGATACTCCTACAGACTTCGAAATGGAAGTTGAAATCACCTCCCCTATTTATACAGATAAAGGGAGTCAGACCATAGCTGCTACGTTACCAGGAACGAAGCATAACCTTTCCATAGTTGATCATATCAATCGCTTAGATATAGCTAATGCACCGGCTAAAGACGTCCAGGCTGTTATTGCAGATGGAATATACCGTCGCATAGGCAAGCAGAATATAACATCAGCATCGGTAGAATCAGGGATTGTCAGCAACATCGGATTTGACGAAAGCCTAATGTATGAAGCCTGGAACAATATATCATTAAAAAAGTTACCTGGATTACCCATATATAAACCATCAGGTGGCATTACTGCTTTAACAGAACATCTTAATAATGTTATGAAATATAATCTTCCAGCCGACTATTATGTTTTCCCCATACAAGTAAAGAATGACTCAGCAGACGATGTCGCTTACCCAGAATTCATAAATCCGATTCAAAAAATAGGTAATGCGTATGAGCTGAAGAAAAATGCACGTACAGAGAAAATGGTTATATCAGGCAGTGTCGCAGATGTCAAGTTACCCGCAGGATATGGTATTTCTCCTTTTATCCGTGTTTCAAAAATCCTACAATTAATATTTTCAGCATATGGTTTCGAACTCATAGAGAATCCATTCGAGAGAGACTACCAGCTCAAAAAAATGGTAGTACTTAATAATGTAGCAGACGCCATAGTCGCAGGTCAAATAAACTATAAAGACCTAATGCCGGACTGCACGATTAACGATTTTCTAGAAGCAATATTCTGTCGAACTGGTGCCAGGATCTTCGTGAATGGGGATAATAGAACAGCAAGAATCAAATTACTGAAAGACACATTCTCCAGCTCCCCATTTGCAGACTGGTCACAACTGAAAGCTGCAGATCCTGTACCCAATTACGAACAGCCCAAGCAAATAAGATTATCTGCCAGCACTTCATTTGACGAAGCTTATACGGATGCGGAATCTTTCGAAGAATTCCTTGATAAATATAAAGGAATCATCACAGAAGTAGAGAACACACCTCCTGAGTATATCCCCGATAACACATATATTTGTTATCAGGCATCTACCGGACGATTCTACAAGCGTAACGTAGTTTCCCAAAGCGTTTCTCTCTTATCCAGTGACTTCTTTGCTTGGGATAAGAAAACGGCCAATGTTGAATACGAAGAAATATCCAGTTCAGATGAATGCTTACCAATGACGTTCTGTAACAATTTACTAGTTCCGCAATACATGGCCGGAACAGTGAATCTCAATACAACACTCCGGGGAGCTAAAGTCAATGAACAAAAAACAGATACTCCGCTTTGCTTCTGTTTTGCGATGGGAATGGCTACTGATGAAAAGAATGTTCCTTTAGGATATTACTATGGTAGTTCACTCTGCCGCACCCCTGCAGGTAATTATTTCCGTGATAACAACGGGAACACTTTCAAATATTCACTGGTCTTTCGTGGAGAGGACGGAGCTTTCAATCAATTCTTTAAAGAATGGGATGCCATCTTAAGACATGCAAACCATACTCTAAAAAGTAAAATCAATCTTGACCGGATAGCACTAACTCAAATAGATACCAGCCGGCCAATCTTATTGTCTGGTCAGAAACTGATGATTGAGAGTGCCAAGCACACAGTACCCTATCAAGTGAACAAACCTGCAGAAGTGAACCTTCGTACCACAAAACTTTTAAAACCATTTGATCTTGAGCAAGAACAAGGTATTGTAAAAATGATACCCCAAACGACTAAATGGGTAATTGTCTCCTACGCAGATAATGCCTTCGCCGCAACTGCAGCACAAGTAAAGAGTCAACTTGAAAAAAGATATGATCTCAGAGGATTTAATGTCTTAGACAGAAAGATACTAACCCAACCTTCCGGAGATGATTTCAGTTCGTATCTGCCTCCAACTAAAGAAGAAGTACTAGGAAAAAAGGAAATACTGGATACTTATGACGCTGAATTACAGTACTGGTTCTCGTTTTATGTGGATAATCCTGAAGGTGCAAATACTGATTCGATAGATTCAATCAGACTTCAATATGAAGCCGGGATCAAAGCAGTCACTATGTAATCTTGTCCTTTATACAGCAATTAAAAACAAACACATTTGCATATGGAAAAAAAGGAAACAATACAATCAGCTCCTGAAATAAAGAATGTCTCCGGAGTATTTCTGAAGTTTCAGTCTCTACCAGGCAATGGAGACAAAACAATGGAAGACTTTTATTCATTGATGTCATCTCCCTGCATTGAACGAACTTCTCTCCTGGCCGACCTGAATTTTGTAGTAGTGACCTCAGAGAACATTGTAAGAACACAGTTTGAATTATGAGTTTAACAGCAGCAATTTCACCCCGCACGATGGCTTTATCAGGGAATCCGGTAAAGTTGGAAATCACTTCTTCATCCCCTGTCAATTACGTTATCCGAAATCAAAGTAATGTTATTTTCGAAGGATCCGGAGAAACTGGAAATTTCTTTGTTTTTATCGATGAGATCTTATCAGCTATTTTATCTCCAACCCACTATACGGGTGAAGAAACCGATATCATCCTATCAGCATCAAGCAATCTCAAAGAATACACAATCGAAGTCAATAACCAGGCAGGTGACCGACAAACCTTGCAACATAAAGTATTACTCGGTGGGATCAGCAAAAGAGCTATGAGGCATCTGAATCAGACAGGTAGTAATATTTTTACTATGAAGCTATTGAATGCTGCCGGCAACTTCTTTATGTCTACACGGACAGAACAAAGGGTCCTGTCTATCCGCGAAACAGAAATACGACCATTATTATTCATTGCTCCAGTAACAACTTTTACGGTTAAAGTAGCAGAAGGTATTTCTACTGTTATTTCGGGTCTGACAGTCGGGGCCTGTTATGCTTTTAACCTTGAAGCCTTAAGAAAATATTTTTTCAGCAAGAATAATATGCTTGCCAGTCAATTTGAAATCATCACAGCAGAAGGCAAGGCAGTCACCATCGTCATTTCTCCTGCTAACATAGAGAAGGAACGATACTATATCGAATTTTTAAACAGTTATGGAGCGTATGAATGCATAGAAGTTACTGGGAAGCCCACTCTAGATCAGGACAAAGGAGAAGATGAAGTGTATGGGAAATATGATGAAGAAGTAAATGACTATACTGAAAGCAGGGAGAGAGTAAACACTGTAGACAATCTGCATGTACAGACTGGTTTCAAGACAGAAAAGGAACTGATGTTTATTCTTGATATGCTCTCTAGTGATGAGATCTATCTTATAGGATACGGAAACAGAGGAATCAGAGTCAATACTTCTGCTGATAGTTTAGCAATAGCAAAGAACATGAATACGCCTCAAAGTCTCCCCATTACACTTAGATTCTGCGATTCGGAGAAACATTTTACTCAGGAATTAAATAGCAATGATTTCAATAATCCGAGAATTCATACAGATGTTTTCAGTAAACAATTCAATTAAGGATGAGTACAACACAAGATATTGTAGACTCTCTGATTGATCACATAGACAAGGCCATCACCAAAGGCAGTGTAACCAACCAGCAAGTAGCCGGTGTCTTGGACTTTTTGAACGAAAGGTACAAGACACTGGCTAAAGCCGGTGGAAGCTTGTCCAAAGATATTCGCGTCACCTCGCCCAAGACAGGGAATATAAACCCTGGGGACATACTCAAGGAAGGAACAACATACGAAAGTATCTTCAGAACGATGCTCACCAGTGTAGAGTCTGCATCTTTAACAGGTAAACTTTCAACGTCCAACGACGTTGAGTTTGGGACAGCCAAAGGACAGCTAACCTACACAGCCAACAGACACGGTAACGGCCCCATGAGTAAAGCCTTTTATGATTATATCGAAGAGAATAAACTAGAGTTTTCTGCTGAAATTAATGGAGAACAGAAGGCAATAAGGCAATTGACAGGCTACTATACAATGGAGGAGACTTACGCTGCAACCGTCGTCTACGACGCTAGTCCTGATGGAGTATTACCGCAAATTACATTAAATAATAAGATCAGTGTGAACGTTCGACGTAAATGGTTTGCCGGTGTATGCAATGCTGTGCCTCAAACATCAGATGCAGTACGGGCACTCAGTTCAAACGGACTGTATACCGGTCCCGGTACCTATAAATTTCCGATTGGTACATGGTCTATGTTTGCGGTATGTATCCCTGCAGACATGATCACCGAGCTTACCCTAACCAGTTATCCTGGCAACTTCATCGAAAATGGAACTGAAGGTCCAATTAAAATTATGGTAGAAGGAGCCAACGGTAGTAAAGCTATTGAATATAAAATGTGGATTGCAGAAGCTACAATGCCTAACGATCCGGATACATTCACTTTTAAAACAGTCTGAGTATGGAAGATCAAGTTGAAATTGTAGAATATCTATCTGAAATAAAAAACGTATCACCACGTTCTAGCCTTGTCATCGCAGGAGCTAGTTTCTATCTTCAATACAAGCGCACCAGGAGTCTCCCTATTGACTCTACATCGACCTGGAACTCTTTAGAAAAAGCAACTCGATATGCGCAAAATATCGACACTGTAGCTTATGCCCCTTATGACGGACAAATGATTACTGTAAAAGAGAATGGGAAAACAAATGTTTATATCCTTGTTCTTGACGAATCACTTCCATTGGCAGACAAGCGCGTACACTGCAAACTTGAGCCTGTCGCATCTCAATCATTCGGTGATGATCGTTATGCACGTAAAGACATCAAAGATACTTTCAAGAAAGGCTTTACTTCCAAAGAGGGCTGCGACATCGAAGGTGGGCTAAATGTCGGTAAAATGACCCGGCTATCCGGTGGTGTCGTCGTGATGGCCGACACCGATTATGGAGTTACAGAATCAGAAAAAGAAAATCCCGAAAATAGTAATGTTATGGCAATAGGATTAACTGAAGTTCCTAAAAATAGCGGATTCGGTTCTACCTCACTAGGTGAGATGGATAACACAGATGAATCATTCGATCTAGTTCCGGACGGCAACTATATGATGCAAAAACGAGCAGGTGTATTCTATCCCGTGAAAGCAGCTGCAGGCGGCGGAGGAACAAAGCTCACGCTTGCCTTTGTCACTCCGTCAAATGCAACGGCCGTTCATGGTAAGGAGACACTGATCAAGTACACATACTCATCTACCTTGTCCGGCGAGGAAACCGGCGAAGGTATCGCAACCTATACCTTAAACAATAAACAGGTAGCCTCTGAAACAATCAACCAAGGGGAAGTCTCATTCAATATAGGCAAATACCTGTCTTTAGGTGATAATATCCTCATCGTACAAGTTACCGACAGTTACGGAGCTACCCGCAAGCTGACATTCAAGATCAATGCAGTAAGCATTGCCGTAACGTCTACATTTGACGATTCAAAGGCTTACACCGGAGCGATCTCATTCCCATATACCCCGATGGGCGCAGTAGAGAAGACAATTCATTTTCTTGTAGATGATAAGGAAACTGGTACTTACATCACATCTGTATCTAACCGACAGCAGACATATTCAATCCCGGCACAGGCGCATGGTGCACATACGCTCGACGTTTATGCGACGGCAACGATCAATGATACCGAAGTAGAAAGCGATCATCTACGCTATGATATTATCAGCATTGTATCCGGAAACAACACACCGGTTATCGCATCATCCTTCAGGACTGCCGAAGTAGAACAATTCAGCACACTCCTGATCCCCTACATCGTTTATAATCCTGCCACAACGACAAGTGATATCACCCTGTCAGCTAATGGAATCGTAATTAGTGATCAAACGATAGACCGCACGCGACAAACATGGAGTTACCGGGCAGAAACTCCCGGAGAACTGGAACTGAAAATAGCATGCGGATCTGTGAGCAAAACATTCAACCTGACGGTTACGGAATCAGAGATCGATGTTCGTCCGGAGGAAGCGGATCTCGTTCTCTTCCTCACTTCCGTAAACCGCAGCAACAACGAAGAAGGGAAAAACATCTGGAACTACGGAGAGATCTTCGCTGTACTTACCGCATTCAACTACGCAACGAACGGATGGATCAAGACAGTTGACGGATTCGTTGCTCTTCGCGTTAATGGCGATGCACGTGTAACCATCCCCTACAACTCCTTTGCCAACGACTTCCGTTCTACCGGTAAAACAATCGAATTCGAATTTGAAACCAGAGACGTTACCGACTATGATTCAGTCATCCTCAGCTGCATGAATTCCGGAATCGGACTTGAAGTGACCGCACAGAAAGCTATATTCAGATCAGAACAGAGCTCTATCGAAACACAATTCAAAGAGGATGAACGTGTCCGGATCTCCTTCGTGATCGAAAAGAAAGCGGAGAACCGGCTGATCTTCGTCTACATCAACGGTGAGATCTGCGGACTGATCCAGTATCCGGAACAAGACAACTTTACTCAGCCCAATCCGGCCGGGATCTCGATCGGCAGCAGTGACTGTACCGCAGATATCTTTAATATCCGTGTCTATGACAATGCCTTAAACCGCTATCAGCTTCTCGACAATTACATTGCCGATATGGATAATCTTGAACTGAAGCGCAAGCTATATGCCCGAAACAACATTTATGACGACTATGGGAATCTCAGCTATGAGAAGCTGGCGAATCAGAATATCTCATTCACCATTGTCGGCGAGCTTCCGACTTTCAAAGGAGACAAGAAGACTGTCACCCTTGTCTATGAGGACAGGGAACATCCTGAACGCAGCTGGGTAGCAACCGGAGTAGAGATCGATGTACAAGGGACTTCATCACAGTGGTATCCGCGAAAGAACTTCAAGACAAAATGCAAGCAGGGATTCACCATGACCGCTACTGGTGAACATGCCGATAAAGTTGCCATCTTCGAAGAGGAAATACCTGTAAACGTATTCTGCTTCAAAGCGGACTTCGCCGAATCTAGCGGTGTACACAATACCGGTATGGCCCGTTTGATCGACTATATCCTTCGTGGCATGGGATTCCTTACTGAAGCACAGAAGGCTGATCCCCGCGTCCGGACGACAGTCAACGGTCGCCCGTCGGTGATGTGGCATCAAACATCAGAAGATGCTGAGAGAACATCACTGGGCAAATACAACTTCAATAACGACAAGTCAACGGATGAAACATTCGGATTCAAGGCCGGCTGTGAAAGTTGGGAGATCCTGAACAACACTTCCGATCGTGTACTCTTCAAACGTTCGGACTATATCACCGTCGACTCGGAAGGTAATATAGAATGGCTGAAAGACTTCGAAGCTCGTTATCCGGACGGAAACGAAGACTACACGAATCTAAAGCGCCTGACTGACTGGCTTGTCTCCGTAAAGGATAACCCGACGAAGTTCCGGGCCGAAGCTGATCAGTACCTGGACATGAATTTCATGTTATCGTACTACACGATAACAGAACTCTTTGCGATGGTCGACCAGCGTGCTAAGAATATGTTCCTGACTACCTTCGACGGAATTCACTGGATCTGCATCTTCTATGATAATGATACTGTGTGCGGACTGAACAATGAGGGCGTAGCAGCATTTGACTATACGGTTGAGTATCACGATCAAATTGGTAACAAGGATGTATGGAACGGTGCAGAGTCAACTCTCTGGAATAACATCGAGCAGGCATATTCCAAAGAGATCGCAGCCATGTATGCTGAAATGCGGTCAAAGAAGCTGCTCACTTATGAAGAATGTATCCGCTTCTTCGACACCGAACAGGGAGATGTCTGGTGTGAAGCGGTCTACAATGAGGACAGCTGGTACAAGTATGTCCGTCCATTACTCGATGAAGGGAATGGATCATACCTGTATGCTGCTCAGGGAAGCCGCAAAATGCACCGTCGCTGGTGGCTGTACAACCGATTCAAATACATGGACTCTAAATACATTGCCGGCGACTACAAGAATGACTTCGCAACCCTTCGACTCTATACCCCTTCAGAATGGGAAGGAGTAGAACCTAATGCGGATATGACCATCACATCGTATGCCGGGCAGTATGTCAACGTCCAGTACGGATCATATACAGTCGGCACTCGGTCACAGAAAAATGTACCGGTACATATTAAAGCTCCCGCCATCCAGTTCAACGATACTGAAACGATCATTTTTGGCGCCGGTCAGATCAGCAGCCTGGGGGATCTATCCCCTTTGTATCCCGGTTCGGTCGACGTATCGAAGATGACCAAACTGGTGGAGCTGATTATCGGGTCCGAAGCAGAAGGCTATCGAAACACGAATATGGAAGTGCTCTCAGTTGGTGCAAACAACCTGCTTCGAAAGCTGGATATCCGCAACTGTCCGAATCTGAAGCAGGCAATTGACCTTGCATTATGTACCAACATTCGCGAAATATGGGCGGAAGGAACTGGAACATCCGCTGTAGTATTGCCTGAAGGCGGTAACTTGACATTACTCCATCTCCCGAACACCATCACAAACTTAACGGTCCGGAATCAGACTGAACTGACCGATGCAAGATTAGTACTTGCAGGGGTACAAAACCTTTCGACAATCAGATGGGAGAATACCAACAAAGCAAATGTCTTGTCTATCATTGACAGATGCTTTGCGCTTGATTCTATGAAGTTAGAGCGTGTACGCTTGATCGGTGTAGACTGGAATATATCGACATTGGACATAATTGCTAAGTTGATCAAATTGAAAGGTCTCGACGAAAACGGGAACAATACAGATAAGGCTATTGTTAGCGGGAAATGTTACGTCTCTGTAGCTTCACAAGCACAATTGGCGAAGATCAATGCAGCATTCCCGGAGCTTACTATCACATATGGTCAGCTAAAACCTACACCGGTAACTACATTCACATTCTCGTCTTCACAAAGCAAAACATTGACAAACTCAGTATTCACCTGTAATGTTGAATTTGAGAAGGTTAGTGATACGCAATATAAAGTAGCAGTTGAAGATGGTACTAAAGTGGAATTTACATATCAGGCAGATAACCATGAACTGCTGTCGCAGACATATACGACCGCCGGCACAAGAACTCAGAGTTACAAAGTGACTTATATCCCTGTACGAAAGATAAGAGTAAAAGTCTACAATCAGTCAACGTATGTACAAGGAGCTAGTGTTGTCATCGGTGACCAATCATATATTTCCGACAAGGACGGTTATGTGACTTTACCACGTTCCGGAGCTGCTGTCTCCGGAAGTGTATCCGCATACGGATATGCCGGAAACACATTCTCATTCTCTTCTATTACATCAGACACGACGAACACTATAGAAATCTATGCAGCTGTAGATGTGAAATTCATCGTGAAATATAGCACTGCTCTTATTGAAGGAGCGACAGTTAAATCGGGATCACAAACATCTGTCACAAACCAGTACGGAGAATGTACGCTTTCTTTAGGGAAAGGGAATCATAATTTTACAGTTACTCACCCCAGTTATTTTGATTATTCCGAAACAGTAACCGTTGGAACATCGGCCAGAACTGTAAACGTGGTCATGGAGCTAAATATTGAAATATTGAAACCTGTTGAGAATGGTAATATTCAAATGTTGCTTCAAGGTCCGTCAGCATCTATTGATATAATGTCTACAGAAGCAAATTATGTAATAGATTGGGGAGATGGGGCCGTTGATAACGCATCAAGTACAGGCAGCAAAACTTATGATCACACATATACAAAAGATGGTTTATTTCAAGTAGAAGTTAAAAACCATTCAGGTATAACTTCGTGTAGAGGTGCTAGTTCTTGCTTAATAGCTTACTGGAGTATTGGTAATAGTGGAGTCAAAGATATTACTTTTAAAAATTGTTCTAAGCTAAAATATTTTGGCAATGTATTTAAAAATGATTCGGATAGAACAAGTGTATATGACTTGCTATCTGACTGCTCCGGCTTAACTTCTGTCGACCTCACTCCCTTGGCAGGATGCATAAATGTGACAAATGCAAGTTACTTACTATTTAACTGCTCCGGCTTAACCTCTGTTGACCTTACTCCTCTAGCAGGATGGACGAAGGTGACAAATGCAAGTTACTTGCTATCTAACTGCTCCGTCTTAACCTCTGTTGACCTTGCTCCTCTAGCTGGATGGACGAAGGTGACAAATGCGCAGAGTTTGCTATCTAACTGCTCCGGCTTAACCTCTGTTGACCTTGCTCCTCTAGCTGGATGGACGAAGGTGACAAATGCGCAGAGTTTGCTATCTAGATGCTATAAATTAACCTCTGTCGATCTTACACCCTTGGCAGGATGCATAAATGTGACAAATGCAAGTATCTTGCTATCTAACTGCTCCGGCTTAACCTCTGTTGACCTTGCTCCTCTAGCTGGATGGACGAAGGTGACAAATGCAAGTTACTTGCTACAGAGCTGCTCCGTCTTAACCTCTGTCGACCTCACTCCCTTAGCAGGATGGGTGAATGTGACAAATGCAAGCAACTTACTATATAGCTGCTCCGGCTTAACCTCTGTCGACCTCACCCCTCTAGCAGGATGGGTAAATGTAACAGATGCAAGTTACCTACTATACAGATGCTCCGGTTTAACCTCTGTCGACCTTACTCCTCTGACAGGATGGACGAAGGTGACCAGGTTGTCCTATCTTCTGCGGGAATGCTCTAAATTAACCTCTGTCGACCTATCTCCATTTGCAAGAATGACTAAAGTTACTAGTATGTCTGCTATTTGCTCTGGATGTTCAGTTTTAGAAAAAGTAAAAGGCGAAGAATTCGAGAATCTTATCAATATCACAGAAGAAGGTAATGCGTTTTATAACTGTAAGAAGTTGCAATCTATTCATTTACCTATAGGATACTCTAAATTAGGCAGCTATTCCTATGGTGGTTGTCCATCTTTAAAATACATCAAATCACGCAAGGCAGTACCTCATACAATAGAAAGTACTACTTTTGATAATAGCAATAACTGCCCAATTTACGTTCCAGACGAATCCGTAGATGCCTATAGAACTGCAACTAACTGGACAGCAATAGCAGATAGAATCAAACCAATGAGCCAATTTGCAATCGATTTCCCTGAAGAGGAGGTATAATATGAAAATAGACGAATTAAACAACAACCATATCACTGCGGAAGAAGGCAAAGTACTCCGCAGAATTTCCGACAGCCAGCTGTTCGGGAATGAAATCTATCTCGGATACACCTACTACTTGTCAGGTGAGAAACTAGAAGAACCGCTTTTGGAACTCCCTGAACACTATGAAGAGATAGATGATCCTGCTGAAGAAACTATCCTCATCGATGAAGATATACCGCTAGAGGACACAAATATTGAAGAAGCAGAAACCATAGAGGATGAACCAACTGGTGTAGAACAAAAAAAGAGAATCACCGTAGCTGACTATCATAAACTAGAGAAGCAGGTGGCATTCTTAATGCAAATGATGGGAGGAACAGAATGGCAGGACTAATCAATACCGGGATTTGGGGATTCATCTCCTCAGCTAAAGCGACCGGAAAAAAGATACTGAACGCTGCCGGTGAAGAAGTAGATGAATGGGTAAGTACATTCGTATCAGGCGTCTCAGGTTGGCTGATCGACAAACTCGGCAATGCGGAATTTAAATCCGTATTTGTCCGTGAGAAGTTTACAACTAACGAATTTGTCTATAACCGAATCCGGGTGACAGAGGATGAAGAAATAGTCACAAGCAGCATTAAAATAGCCTCTTACTTTGATAACGGAGACGGGACATTCACTGTCTATCCGGATTTGAGAGAAGCGGACAATAACCCGCTTGCCGACAGTGATCTGTTGATAGGGTATTATCATAATCCCGGTAACACCGGAACAATCTACTCAGTTCAACAGTTTACCGCCATCTCTGATCCGGGCAGCGACCAATCAATTCTACTTGAAGCTGAAGGTGACAGTATCCCTTACCAGCACATGATCATTGCACGTGTCGGAAACATAGTTGATGCAGAACGCCAATCATTCATCCGTATCTCATCAAGAACAAACTGCCAGTATTTTTATGACGGTATCGACAGCTGGGCGGCTTATTCCGATCCGGAACATGTAAGATGTACGCTTGGCCATGCAGATATCGGTCTGATTCCCGCCTGGGCAAAGGAAGCCGTAGGCGGAGTCAAACGCTGGTTTGGTTTGATCGCTGATGGAGTGATCATTCGCGGTACGTTCATCCTGCACAATGACAAGACAATCGAAGATGAGTTAAACGGTCGTGAGATTCAGATACGCGGCGACTTTGAAATCAGGGAGGATGGGATCACCGGCAAATGGCAAGAAGTCATCAAGTACGCGAAGGAAGCTTCTGATTCTGCTAGCTCTGCTGCCGGATCAGCTACCACCGCAGGTGAACATGTGACCAAAATCGAAGAGCTTTCTTCTGAATTTAATGTCAATTATGAAAAGTTGTCTGCTGACTTTACCCATAAGGTTAATACCGAGACGACGAATGCTCTGGGTGCTATCTCAACAGCAACGGAAGAAGCAACCGGCACACTTCAACTCACAGCCAAGAATTTTGTACTCGCATTTACCAACCTAGTAGATACCAAAACAGAAGAAGCGACAGGTGAGATATTAGAGACAATGCAATCGGCTAGATCATCCCTGTCCCTTACTGCTGAACAACTTGATCTGCAATTCAAGAAAACAGTAGAAGAAAAAACAGAAGAGGCGACCGGAGCGATCACTAATAAAAAAGAATCCGCTGAATCAGACATTCGGGCTTCAGCAGAAGGACTAACAGCTACTTTCAATAAGAATGCAGAGGAAAAGGTAAAGGAAGCCGACGGAGCTATCACGACATCTAAGAATGCCGCTAAATCAGAAGTAGAACTCACCGCTAAGAACTTGACCGCAACCTTCGAAGAGAATGTTCAGAAGAAAACGATATCAGCAAAAGGTGAGATTGACGCGACAACAGAAAGCCGCAAATCTGAACTTAACTTGACTGCTGAAAGGTTGACTACCAAGTTCGAGGAAGCCGTTACCGATGCAGAAGGGGACATCATTAAAGAAATCGGTACCCAGGTCACCCAAAACGCAAAAGAGTGGAAGGTTGAGGTTATGGGTACCGACAAGGACGGTAATCCCAACACGATTCTTGCTGCTATCAATGCCGATGAATCAGGAATCCTGATCGAAGGTAAAAAGGTCCAGATCAGCGGAAAGCTCCTAGTTGATGCTATACTGACTACCGGTATTAATATTGATGATAAGTTTGTCGTAACTGTAGATGAAAATAAGAAAGCAAAAGTTACTGTAAACGGTGAAATTAATGCCACAAGCGGAACATTCTCCGGATTCTTGAAAATACCATTTAAAACTTTTAAAGAAGGAGCTATCCCAAATGCTGCTACCGGAGAATATACCGTATCTGACTATTTCAATCTCGAAGCAAAAGGGGAAGATACAGCTACTCGTCTAACTCTCAATTTACCTACTGATGAAAAGTATATTGGTACGGTCCTTACCGTCTATGATAATCCTGTAAAAACAAGAATAGCCCCTATCGTCGAGATTAAAGGAAGGATGTATCACCCTTTAAATGTCGATGTTTACGGACTAAAATTAGTAACAAAAATAGAAACAGGTAAAGGAGGAGTAATACAGTTTATCGGAGTTAGTCGCTACGATGGATGCGTATGGTATGTTATTACTGACAGTCTGGGAGAAAGTACCAGGACATAAATAATACATTATTAATCACTAAAAACAGAACTTATGAAAAAGGTATTTTATGAATCATGGATCGCAAAGCATCTGCTTGGATGCACTTCTGTTAAAAAGAAAAACCGCCTGCTCATCACGAGTTAGCGGCTGACAAACACAAACAAAACAAACATTAAGGGAAATATTCCCTTACAGAATTGGTGCAAAGGTAATATTAATAATTAAAAGAAAAAATCAAATGAACAACATCGACTCAATTATTATTCATTGTTCTGCTACTAGAGCCGGGCAAGATTTTAAAGCAAAAGACATCGATCGTATGCATCGTGCACGTGGATTCAATCAAATCGGATATCATTTTGTGATAGATTTAGACGGTACCATTGAAGAAGGTAGACCTCTCAAAATAGAGGGAGCACACTGCAACACAAAAGGATCATCCGGTTTATCATACAATAAACACAGCATTGGAATTTGTTATATCGGAGGTCTTGATATGAATGGGCAACCAGCCGATACTCGTACCGATGCTCAAAAACAATCTATGCGTGAACTCGTTTTGAGACTCAAACAGGAATATACCATTATTGAAGTTCTGGGCCATCGTGACACATCTCCGGATCTGAATGATAACGGGATTGTAGAACCGAGCGAATGGATTAAAATGTGTCCCAGCTTTGATGCTGCCATAGAGTTTGGATATTCTCCCACAGTCCTGATTCGTCCATAAATCTTTGAAATAAAGGAATCCAATAGTGAGGAAATAGAAAATAATGGGGGAATATAAAGCCCCCAGCCAGTTAGTAGTATCTCACCACGTACTAACAAAATGCGACACGCCGCACAGCTGGGGGCTAAAGACCTCTGCTGCGACGTATCGCATTTGTTTTTACGTGGTGAGGTCACAAAGATAGCTAAATAAAAAAGACAATGAACAAATACTATAAAATTTTGGGCAAAATACTTGATTCGGGGAAGGTACAAGCCAACAAAAAAGGTAATATCAAATATCTCCTGAATGAGCAATTACATTTAACTCCTATAGACCTACTTGACATTTTTGAAGGTCACAATATTGCACGAAAAAAACTGAAGAACGAACTTCAGTTGTTCATGCAAGGAGAAAGAAGTGTTGAGAAATACCGAAATGCCGGGATTAATTGGTGGGACTATTGTGGCTCTATCCTAGTGAATAGTTACCCAACTTATTTCGAGAAGCTTCCACCTCTCATCGACAAAATCAACAGAGAGAAAAGGAATAGCAAGAACTATGTACTATTCCTAGGTGCAACTGATGTAGAAAGCAACCAGGCACCATGCCTGAGCTTAGTGCAGTTTCAAATAGATGAAGGAGAATTAGTTCTCTCCGCTTACCAACGTAGTTCTGATGCCAGCCTCGGCTTACCTGCAGATATTTATCACTTATATTTAATGTCAAGACAGATAGATCTGCCATTAAAGTCAATAGCGCTCACGCTTGCAAATGTGCACATCTACGAGAACAACATTGAGAATACTCATAATCTAATCGCAGGAAATGAGAATGTGAAATTTGAGCTAAACGTATAGACATACCTTTAAAATCGTGCGGGCGTACAATTTTCGTACACATTCGTACAAAAATTGTACGCCCGCTATTTTCTAGTAATCAATAAGATAGATACATCCCGTACGAAAGTACAATTTAAAAGGCAAAACTGTTGAAACACTGTACTCCTTCTTGTTTACTCTCATTCAACACATGAGCATATACTAATGTCTCCTTCAGATCCGAATGGCCAAGAATCTCCTTCAGGGAAGCGATATCCTTAGTTTTACGTAAAAAAATGGTCGCAAAGGTGTGTCGACCGACCTTATGCGTTATATGTTTATCTATCCCGGCAATAGCAGCTATCTCTTTCAAATACTTGTTCATCGTCTGATCAGCACATAGTTTCTCAAAAACAGGTCCCTTCTTCCTGGTACCAACTATATTCCTTAATAACTGCCGAAGCGGATCTGAGATTGGTACCTGGATTGGCATTGGCTTCCTCTTCTTCAGTTTCATGCGAAAATAAGTGAAAGTTGTCTCTGAGAACTGTTCTAAAGCCAACCCTTTTGCATCCCCTATATGCAATGAGCTGAAGCATAAGAATAAAAATAACTCAAGAGTTTTGTGATATCTATATTCCAGCTCTCCGGAAGTATACAGTTCCATCAACTTCTGCAGTTCATATTCATATAAGTACTCTCCTGAAGGAAGCCCCTTCTTGATTGACCATTTTTTGAAAGGATTTTCATCCATGTAGCCTGCGTTGAAAGCAGCCAAGACATATTTCTTGATTGTGGCCATATTCTTGTTAGCTGTATTTTGGTTATTCTCCAGCTTATGCATTAAATGAAAGAAATACTCGTCAAGCCACTCCCTTGTTATATCATCAAAATAAAGATTAGGGCTATACTCCTTCAGTTTCTTGATTACCGACAGGTTCGTCTTGTATGTAGAATCTTCAAGTCTGAGAGATTCTTTCTTTTGATAGTCCGATATAAACTCAAAGAAAGTGTTATAATCAGTCGGGCGATGATATGCCTTGAGAAAAGCCTCTCTAGTAAGTACCTTGTCACGAAGCCGATACTTTACCAGGACGTTGTTTACCCTTGCTAGAATAGTTTCTATTATAAGATTCTTATCTTTAGCTAACTTATCCCCTATTCCAACGCACATTTTCTTATCGTTCCAGTCTTTTACACTAACTGAAACCTTCGTGGAAAAATTAACTTTTTCACGGTTAACATAAAAGGATAACCACACGACTCCATTTTCCGAGTCGCTCCCATACGTTCTTAAATATATTTTAATGGTTACCAT